CATTAGTGTCATTTAAGACACATTATGGTGGATGTTTTAATTATATCCTTTTGCGTATAAATACGAATAAATACGAATATTTATATCAAATAACATATAATAAAAAACCCCCATCTTTTTAAGGATAGGGGTTCACAACTATGAAAAACTACAAACTATTAACCTGCAGTTGTTAAGGCAGCAGCTACTGCACTATTTACTTCAGGTGCTAATTCAGGTTCAGAACCTGCAAAAGTTAAAGTATATCCACTTCTATCTGCATCAGCAGTACCACTTGTAGCACTACCTGCAGTAAGGTCAATACCCCTTGTTTTACCAAGATACCAATATTTACCATTGTTATCTTTAGCAACTGCAACAAGTAAATTCTTAGCTAATAACAAGATTTCATTTCTTGTATTCGCTTGTAATTTGTTTAAAATTATAGTCAATTCAGGTGTATAATATAAAGTACCATTTTGTACATTGCTATTAACATTTTCAGTCAATACAGAAGTACCTTTGGTTAATTCATATTTATAGAATCTTTTGCCTGTATCCTTAGTCAAAGCAGTAATAACACCACTTGCTTCAGTTGTACTTGCAACATCTTGAAAAGCCATAAAATAAACTTCTGTTATACCACCTAAGGAATCCTTACAATCTAATGTATATCCTTGTGTTAATGCACATGCCATGATGTTTATTTTTTTATATTATTTAAAAATGGTGGGGATATTTCACCCCACCTATTAATTATGCTAAGATGAACTTAACGATTTCATCAGGGAATGCAACATTCACACCCATTTTGAATTCAGCAGCAAATCTTACTTCATCAGCTTCTTTAGCAAAGAAGATTTCAAATTTTTCTTGCTCATTCAATAAGTCTGTACCTAAGAACATATTTGATGTTCTCATTGCATATACCTTATTAGTTCCGTTCAAACCTTGTAAAGCTACAATTTTGATAGTAGTACCTGCTAAAACTAATTCACCATTAGCCTTACCATCAAATGTATAGTTGAACATATTAGCATTTTTCAATGCAATAGTGTAAGTTCTAAATACATCATCACCACAAACTATAACTACATCATCAGCAGCTACAATCTTAGAAGGGATTGCCTTGTAAACACCATCAAAAATACTAACTACATTAGCAGCAGTAATTGAAGATAAAGGTGCACCTGAAATGTAAGTAGAAGCATTTGCAGCAACAACACCTGAAGCAGCACCAATCAACTTAACAAAACCATCAAACTTGTTTAAGTTAACATTTACACTATCAGTATCACCTTGCCATAAAGCAGTTTCTAATTGGGCAGCAATAGTTGCAGCTTTCTTCTTAGAATATTCTTCTTCAAAAGGGATTGAATCATAAGTAGAACCTGTAGGTAAAGCCTTTTGTAAATACTTAGCTTCTAATGCTTTAGGGCATAAAGATTCTTGTACTTTAATTTTACCAATGGTTACTGCTCTTTGTGAAAAAGTAGTTGCACCTGATGCGTTCCAACCGCAAGTACCACCTGCTTGAAAAACGGCATCTGTGTCCATGATATTGATTGTTTCAGCAGATTTAACACCTACCATAACATTTCCTGCACTTTGAATCAAAGCAGCAGTCTTTGCACCTAATACACTTGAAGTCACCAAAAGTGCTTCGTTTTCTTTAGTATAGTTGCTTAATGCAGATACATTAAATGACATGTTTATTAATTTTTATTTGTTTAAAATTGCGTTTCTATATTTTGCTATTCTTTCTTCTTTAATATCATTTGTTGATATGTAAGATGAAAAAGCATTCTTTGATTTCTGTGTAGGTTCAGTACTTGGTACATTTGAAAGTGCTTCAACTAATTCAGCTACTTGTGCAAATCCTTGTTTAACTTTATCTTCTAAATCAGAAATCTTTTTTTCTAATTGCTCTTTTTGAGCATTAAATTTATTTTCTACTTCAGCTACCATTGCAGTAACATCTTGTGCAGGTTCTGCAGGTGCTGCAGGTGCAACAGGTTCTTCAACAATAACATCTTCTTTTGGTGAAGATATTTCAATGATAATACCTGCTTCATCTAACTGAATTGAAGTACCATCTGCTAATTGATGTTCGCCCATTGGTGCAGGTGTACCATCTGCCATTTCTACTTTGCCACCGATTTCTAATGCAGAAATCATAACCTTAGTTCCATCTACTAAAGAATATTCAGCCATTTGAACTTTAGTTTCTGCAGGTGCAGGTACTTCAGTAGGTGCAGCAGCAACTACAGGTTCTTGTGGCATATCCTCAAATAAAGCCCTAATTTTTAATAATGCATCTTTTGGATTCATTGTATTTTATTTTAAATGTGAATTAATTACTTAGTTTATCACTTAGAATTGAACTGACTGCAATATTTTTTTGATTTCAGCCATCATCATTTCTTCTTGTGTCATTTTTGGTTTGTAGTTAAATATGCCTTCAATAGAAAAACCATTGAATGTGCCATTCTTTACTTCATCCCATATTTTTTTATTTTCTACATACATAGAACCAAACCAACTACCTTCAGGTGCATCTTCAAATCCTTTCATAGGTGCAATACCCCTTGATGCATCACTAATAAAACTTTCAAACATTGTAACCCCTTGCACTTGCATTGATGGGCTATGCTCTAAGTTTATATTAGATTGATACCCTTTCTTGAAAAACTTCTGTGCAATCTTAACAATAGTATCCTTAGAAAATGAAACATAGTATTCACCATAAGTTTCATCCCTACGATATATAGGGGTATCAGCTAACATAAGGCAGCCACTAATAATGTGCTTATCTTCACTAACAATTTGAAACTTCTGTGCATCTTTAAATGCATTCCAATTCTTTCTAATTGCAGGTTTGTCAACTAATGCTACAAAACTTACTTCAGAATCATCCTGTAAATCTTCTGATATGTCCAACATGTATAATGGTAATTCCATATTCATAAATAGGTATTTTTAAAATATTAACTAAATTCAATCACATAAGCCCTTACTGCCTGATTGCCAATATCATTGATAGTTGATTGACTTAGGTTTGTAGTCATAGCTTGTGGTGTTGGTGGTGCTACAGGTGCTGAAACTGATGCACCTGCATTAGACCCACCTGCAGTTGCAGGTAATGGTGTACTAATAATCTTCTTAACATTCATCAAACCTGCTGCTATTGTTGTAGCTGCAGCAATGAAACTGAATGGTGGTGGGTAAGCTGACATGGCTTTGTTGGCAGCACTATATGTATTCATAACTGCCTGTGCTACTGCAAATGCCTTACCTGCTGCTGATTCCCTGCCTACTGCATCTGCTACTGCACCCAATGCATCTGAAATAATAGCCAACTTAGTTTCTTGTGTAGCCTTTTCAATCTGTATTCTACCTGCAGCAGTTTGCTTATCAAATGCTTCTAATTCTGCAGCAGTATGCATTCTTGCTTCAATATTCTGTCTTTCTAAAGCCCTTGTCTTTTCATATAAATCTAATTCATCCTGAAACTTAGCTTCACCAAGTGCCTTGCTTAATTCATAGTCAGCAACCAATAATGCTTCTTTTTCAGTTCTTGCTTTAGCTTCCCTATCTAATCTTGCTATGTTAATACTATCATCTAATGCTAATATCTGATTATCTATTTCAGCTTTCTTTTCAGCATAAGCTATTTCAGCATCAGCCCTTGCTTGTGTACCTGCCTTAGCATTATCTATATTCTGTTGAAGCCTTGTTAGTTCTAATTCTGCTTCTTGTGCAGCAATTGACTTCTTAGTTTCAAGTTTTAATATTTCATCCTTAATTAATTCAGCATTTGCCTTCTGTTGGTCTAATGTTATTTTATTAGCACTTGCTGCAATAGATGCATCTATAGCTAATTTTTCTTTTGCCAACCCTGTCTGATTAACTAAGTATTCTGACCTTAACCCTGCAACTTGTGCTTCAATTGCTGCCTGTTCATTGATAGCTTCTTTTAATGCTACCTGTAAGTCTATGCTTGTTTTATTCTGTGATAATTCAGCAGCAGCAGCAGCTACCTTTGTAGCAGCAAGTTTCTTCATTGCCTTTTCTTGCTCATCTAAAACACCACCTAATTTTTCATTGGCAGCTATTCTATCATCAATACTTTTAAATTCATCATCCCTTATTTGTCTTAATGTTTCAGCCTGTCTATCATACTTTTCAACTAACCCTGCTAATTCAGCAGCAGCTAACTTTGCATTATTCTGAAGTGCTATAGTAGCTTTTGATTGCTGATATATTGCACCTACATTTATTTTAGATGCTTTATCAACCACA